CTACCTATTCTGTTTTTCATTCAGCATTTGCACACGTTCAGAAAGCGGGCGGTAATGAGCGTGAAGAAGGGCAAAAAGAGACGGCCACTAATAAGGTAAAGTTTAAGATTAGATTCTTTGCGGGCATAAATGAAACTATGAGAATAGTGTACAATAGTATTTATTATAATATACTAGAGATTCAAGAATTAGGCCGTGAGGGTCTATGGATCACAGCAGAAAGGAAAAACTAATGGCTGCACAAAGGATAAAAATTGAGGGGATGGAGGAGTTAATTGGTCAAATAACTAATATCTCAAACGACAAAGTAAAACGTAGAGAGTTGCTAAAAATCCTAAGACGTCAGGCAAAGCCATTACTAAAAGTTATACAAAGTAAAGTTCCTACTGGGGACGGTTTAATAAACGTTAGGGGCAAATTATACGAAAGAAAGGATTATGCTTTTGATGAAAATCTAAAAAAGTCATTTAAAATACAAACAGGAAGGTCGAAAATGTACCCTAATGTAGCAGTGGGTCCCACTAGAGGAAAGAAAAAAACTAATGACGGGTGGTATGCTCATATGGTGTTATACGGAACTAAATACATCCAAGGGGATGACTTTGTAAAAAAAGCAGCAGACCAAGTACTACCAGCTTTAAGCGTAACAGCAAGCGAGCAACTAAGAAAATACATAGTTAAAAAAACAAAACAAATACCATTTATAAAATGAGAGTAGAACTAACAAAGAATCACGCAATACACACAAAGGTACTGCCTAAAGGTATGCAGCTAAGAGTGAGAACGTGGCTAGGAGAAGAGCTAATAAGTAAAGGTGTAGCTATACAATTAGACGGAGAGACCAAAGAAGAAATAGTAGAAAATGCTATGCAGTCCTCTTTTGATAATGCAGAAACACCAGAAATTGAAAAACAAAGTTTACCTAATAAAAATAAAAAAGGTAAGTAATTTGAACTAATTAAAAAAATAAAACAATGGCACAAACAGTAGGAATATTAAACGGAACACTCGCCAAAATAGAGGTAGGTGGTACTGTCATTGCTCACTTGACATCTAATGGAATATCGGTATCTCACTCTACACGAGATGCAAGTTCTAAAGGTAGTGGTGGAGCAAAAGAATCATTAGAGGGTCAAACTTCTTGGTCAATAAGTGGAGAAGGTCTATTCGCAGAAGATGCGAGTTATGGCTATGAAGATTTATGGGATGCGTGGAAATCACGTAATAAATTAACTATCACTTATAGTGATGCTAATGCAGGAGATATAGAGTACAGTGGAGATGCTTACATTACTTCATTAGACCGTACAGATGGTATGGAAGAGAGTGTAACTTTCTCAGTATCTCTAGAAGGCACAGGAGCATTATCAAAAACTACAATATCTTAAACTAAAACACTGGGGTAGTTATGCTACCCCTTTTATTTAAATAATTATGATAATAGAAATAAACAAAAAAAAGTACACAGTAAAGGCAGGTAACAGAGCTTTTCAGAATCTCCTATCTAGTGTAGGTATTAAAGACTTGCAAGATGGTAAATTTACCTTTGACTCAATAGTGCAACTTTACAAAGATAGTATTAGAGATAAAGGCAAATTAACCGATGCAGACCTAGAGGATTGGGTAGACCAATTTCCTACAGCTGCGGAGGATATAATGGCAGAAATAAACGCCTTTAAAGCGTTGTCAGCAGAGGCAAAAAAGTAGACAGCGATCCTTTCATATTCATACTAGGATTTGCTTACGGAAACATTCATATAAGCCCAATTAATATAGATGATTGGGCTATGAGTGACTTATGGATAGCCTACTTAGGCTACTGGAAGAATGAGAATTTACGCAGTAGAGTGAGCTGGGAAACATCAAGATACGTCTCATTTGTGACATTAAAGTCAGCAGGAGACAAGAAACTAAAAAAGCCCACGGATCTAATGCGGTTTCCTTGGGAGGATATTATAAGTAAAACAACTTGGACTAAAGAGAAATTACAAGCAATGAAAGAATTAAAGCCTAGATGGTTCAATGAGTAGAAGTCTATTTATAAAGTTAGGATTTGACCTAAAGGCGTTTAGTACGTCTAGCGAGAATATCTCACGGTCTTTAAAAAAGACAGGTAAGCAGATGCAAAGTATAGGCAAATCTATGTCTATGTCTATAACTGCACCAATAGTAGCGATGGGCGGGCTTGCAGTAAAAGTGTTTGCAGACTTTGAGCAATCGATGGCGAAAGTGCAAGCAGTCAGTGGAGCAACAGGGAAAGAGTTTGATAATCTCACAAAACTTGCAAAAGACTTAGGTATAAGCACTAGGTTTACATCTAGTGAAGTAGCAGATTTACAATTAAACTTTGCAAAATTAGGTTTTAGCTCCTCAGAAATACAGAAGGTAACAGCGGCCACACTAGATTTGGCACTGGCAACGGGTGAAGATTTAGCATCAAGTGCAGCTATAGCGGGTGGTACTTTAAGAGGGTTTGCATTAGAGGCGGATCAATTAGGTAGAGTCACTGATGTAATGGCTAAGTCGTTTAGTAGTTCAGCATTAGACCTTGAAAAGTTTAGTGTAGGAATGCCAAAGGTGGCAGCACTTGCGGAGGCACTTGGTATGAGCATAGAAACTACTACGGCTCAATTAAGTGTTTTAGCTAATTCTAACATAGATGCAAGTACATCGGGTACTATGCTTAGAAATATGTTTTTAGCAGCTAAGGAGGACGGCTTTGATTTTGAAGAGGCTATAAAAGAAATATCAGAATCTAGTGATAAAGCTGCTACATCTATGAAGTTCTTTGATGTGAGAGCCACTGCGGTTGCATTAACGTTAGCAAAAAACATATCTAAAGTAGATGAGCTAACCAAGTCCTACGAGAACTCAGGCGGTGCGGCTGCGGCTATGGCTGCCATAATGGATGATACTTTAGAGGGCTCATTATTTAAACTAAAGTCAGCAGCAGAAGGACTAGCTATATCCTTCGGGGAGATGTTAGCACCTGTAGTATCTCGAATGTCTGATTTTATGGCAGAATTGGCTATAAGATTTAGTGAGTTAGACCCAGAAACTAAAAAGACTGTAGTAATGGTGGCGGCACTAGTAGCAGCTATTGGACCTTTACTTGTAGTCATAGGAAGTTTAACGGTTGCTATGGGATTCTTAGCAGCTAATCCAGTTGTATTAATGCTAACCGCTTTAGTGGCAGGAGTAGTATTAGCTGTGGCAGCTTACAGAGGTTTTCAATCTATGCTAGAAAACAGTAGGCCAGTATTTGACGGGGTGAAAACTGCCGTAAATTTAATGTCAAAGGCTTATGATAATCTAAGTGTAGAAGTAGAAAATATTAGTAGGCTAAAAGGGTTAGGTATTAAGGCATCAAAAGAAGAAATAAAATTATCTTTACTTAATACTAGAGCATTAGTAGCGGAAACAAACGAATTTATAAAAAACAACTTAGAACGCAAAAAGCAACTTATAGAAAAGAAAAAGGCGGCTATGGCTATTGTGATGTCAAGCCTTCAAGCTCCTGGCAGACAGGGCGAGTTTGTAGATGTAGAACTTGCAAGAGTTAAGACCATACAGAAAAACATAGACTTACTAGCTGATGAAATAGCAAAGCTACAAGAAAAGGGAGGTCAAGCAGTAGACGGTATAATAGATTTAGAAAAGCAGTTATCTAGTATTGATAATGTAGATATTAAAGTAGACTTAAAGACTAATACTGTAGATAGCAAAATAGAGGTACCAGTAAAACCAATAGTTGATACAACCAGTTTAAAAGGCCTAGGAGATTTGCTTAGTTCTATGTTTGAGAAAAAAGCATTTGATCCAAATATTAGAATAGATTTAAGCAATGTAAAAATAGAAACTAGTACACTACCAGATATAGTAACAGAAGCAGAAGAAATAGGGATAGAAATAAGTGATGCATTAACTAACGGCTTACAAAAAATGGTTACTCAGTCCGCTGCGTTAATGGGCGAGTTTGTGGGCAATATGATAACAGGATCGGATAAAATAGCACGTCAAGATTTTGGTAAAGCATTCTTGGGTATGATTGGTTCTTTTATGCAAGAGTTTGGTACTGCTATGATAGGTATAGGAGTGGCACAGGCAGGAATACAAGCATCTATAGCTAGTATGAATCCTGCACTAGCAATAGTAGGAGGTATAGCATTAGTAGCAGCGGGGTCTGCACTCTCTAATGTATCTAAGGCGGGCATAGGTGGAGATCCTGCACCCGCACCCGCTGCCCCTGCACCTGACTATTCAGGAGGTGGCAATATGGGCGGTGACTCATACACTATGCACACCCAAATTAGCGGTAGAGATATACAAATAGTAACACAAAGAGAAAAAGCATTTAGAAGATAGAATGAGTTTATATTTTGAAAGCAAGCTAACTAGCTACGAAGATATTGATTACAGAGTCAGACTGTACTCAGACAGTTACGAAGGTATTAATGCAGCAGTAATAGGTGGAAGTGGTACAACATTTTACATAAAATACGATTGGACTAATTATTTGCAACTTGGTCAAGCATTATTCCAGACCGAAATAGGTGGTGGCTATGACTTTGTAATTTCATTTCTTTATAACTTGGCAGAAGATAGGACTGAGGTTACTATGTTAGATGTTGAATATAGTGGTCAAACATTACTAAGGAATAACCCAAATGTAGCAGAAAGTTTTGTGCCATCATTTAACCCTAAGTTAATAGGGTTAAACACACAGTGGGAAGGCAATAATGATTTAGTTTTATCTACATTAATGACATCAGAAACTACTATTAATTATGCAAATGTACAAGAAAATAGAACCGCTGTAGACACTGCATTTTTTGATAGGTTTTTTGAAAATTATTTAATTGCTAGTGATAATGATTTAAAAGTAGTGATTCATAGAGATGGAGGTAGCGGCTATGAATTAGAGTGGGTTGGCAGTTTAGTTAGGGATCTAATTGAGTGGAATGATGAAAGCAGCCCAAGAGAGTACACTTTTAAAGCAATAGATGGAATTGATAAACTTAAAAATATTGATTACCCTGGGGATTTAACATCATTAACTTCTAATAAAATTATAGACGTTGTAAAAAACATATTGAACATATTAGAGTTAAAGGAATACTGGGGTAGTTCAGCTGGGTATATTAGAGAAAGTTTGGAGTTTAAAAGTAACGATGTAGTTTCAGTAACAGCAGGAAACAGCCCATTAGATTACACGTACATACCAGATTCAGTAATAATTGAAAGAGACAGCGATACTGACGCTGCTAAGTTTATTAGTGCATACAAAGTGCTAGAAGGGATAATGCAAATGTTTTCTTGCAAATTTATTCACGCACAAGGGTTATATCAATTTGTACAAATAAGAAATTACGACACTAGTGGTTATAGTTTTCGGCTTTACAAAAAAACCAATAATATATACACTGCATCAGCATATAGCCACATAAACGCAAATTCAAGAGTTTTAACTGGCGGCAAATTTGGTTATTTGTATGGATTGAGAAAATCCAAGATAAAGACGTTTAGTGCTACTAGAGAAAACATTGCGTTAAATGTGACGCCAACTTTGCTTTACTTAGACTCTAATGGCGACACAAAAAAACAAGACAGTAGAACAAAGTCAATTTCTGGCGCTCCAGTTTACTCATACAATATAGGCAAAATTCAAGGCGATTTAACCCAAGGCAAAAAAATAAGTGTGCAGTATGATATTGAGTACTTAATTGGTTTGACTTTCCCGCCTACTATTTGGTCATACAATCTTGAAATAATTATAGATATTGTTGATTTATCTGATGACAAATATTTTGCTGGAGGAGTTCATAATGGAACGTATATCCCGCCTTATTGGGGTGATAGCTCTGTTACTTCAATAAGAAACTATAAAAGGTATATTACTAAGATTGGGGGGGTTAATAAACGAGCTACAATAACAGATACTACGGTTATAATTCCTTATGATATGGAAGAATGCCAAATTACGGTAACATTCAATGTCATCAGCAAAGGGGGTAGAGTTGTTTTTGCACCATTTTTTTTAAGAAAACTTAAAATATTTTTACCCATTGATGGCGATGATAGAGATGAGCTTTTAACTGCTGAAAACCCTAACAATAACTTTACAAAAGAATTAGAAATCGAACCAATAATAATAAATGAGGGAGGCGATTATGTAACTGCTAATACGTTAAGTGTTAATTACAATTATAACGGTGGGGCTGAAAACATTAATCCTGTAAGGTTTTGGGATGGGGGGTTTGATTTAGAAGCTACTTTGTCTGGGATGAGAGTTTTGGAGGCTATGAGTTTGCAGTTTAATAATTTAGAGAAGTATATGGGTAAATTTGTAAACAACGGGTATACCCCAGCTCAAACTATGCAATACAATAATAAAGTGTACTTTGCAGCAAGTTGTGAAAAGGATTACCATACAGACGAAATACAGGGAACGTGGATTCAAGTAATTAACTCTAAAGCGGGGCTAAGTACTGGCGTGGTAATAGGTACAAAAGATGGAGTAGTTTCTGCTCAATACGCACAAGACAGTAAAAATGTAATTGATGAGACTTATACTGTTGGTACTTTATCTAACGTTATTCTTGCAGGTGCTAGGACAAGTATAGACATTGATTCAACTTTTGATATAAAGATAGGGGATGTTTTACAAATAGTAAATTCAGAAAATCAAATAATTAAAGAAATTGTATCAACGCAAAATCTGGATTTTGTTAGTGAAGCAGGAAGCAGGTCTTTAACTATCGAATCGAGTACTTTTGATTTAGATATTACAGATGGGTTTTCAATAATAGCAGGCTTTAGAAAATTGCATACATCTGGGGTTTATAGATTTGACACCTTACAGCATACAGCAGTGGCTACATTACCAGCAGTACTAGCAGATATGCTATACAATGAGGTGCGAGTAGTAGATGGGGATATATGGCTTAAAAGCGGGGAAGTAATTTACAAACTAGCTGGAGTAGCAACTATATCATAATGGCTACTATAAACAAAAATAACTACGTATTAAACAAGGCTACCAATAATTTTAAGCCTAAAGATAAAAAATCTAATTGGCTAAGGAATCCAGAGGATGAGGCATTCTATAATAGCAGGAAGTGGCGGGGATTAAGTCTAAGGTACAAAAAGTTCCATCCAGTGTGTGAGGTAGATGACTGCACTCAGTCTAGCTACTTTACGGATCACATAAAACCGATTTCAGAAGGCGGCGAAAAGTGGGACTGGGAGAATTTTCAAGCACTATGCAAGTCTTGCAATGCGATAAAGACGGCAAAACAAAAACAAAGTTTACCTAATTAGCTTATTTTTTAATTCAAATTTGTAGCAATGATAGGAGCCGCAATATATGAACTACTAAACGTCACAGCCGTGACATCTTTAGTTAATGACATAAGCCCTATGATAGCCCGCAATGGAATAGAGGCTCCGTATATTGTGTTCAATGAGGACGGCACACCAGAGAATTTCAAAGGCGGTTATGGCATAGTCAATTATGAATTAATGATTGACGTGTACGCAAAGAAGGGAAGGGATAACGCAGGAGGTAAAGCCTATCTACTAGAATGCTATAATGCAATCGAGCCTATTTTAAACAGGTACAAAGGTACGGTAGCAAGTGTGGTAATAGATTCTATTTATCAAGTGAGTAAAGATGTACGCTATGACCAAATGAGCGAAGCTGCAAGGCTGACAATAGAATATAAAGTAAGAGTAAACATATAAAATAAAATGAGTATTACAATAGATATAATGATGGGTTTAAATGGTGGTCTATTTATAGATGGCACTGTTACGGGTACAGTAGATACAAACTACAGAGCAGTATATGTAAATGAAGATTGTGTTTTCACAGTTCTAACGGATGTAGAGGACACGGACTTATTAGCCGCTTGGGGTATTTCAGGTAAAACAATAGGTAAAGGTGCTATGCTCGGGAGCTTAAACAAGTTAGCACTAAAGACCATAACCGTAACTAGCGGATCAGTACTTGCATTAAAAGGTTAATGTACGGCTTCGGGTTTCAATATGGCAAGATTAGCGGGGGTAGTGTAGGCGAAACATTAGCCGCAGCTTATCAAACACGTGTAGAAGATGATGGCGGCACTTATGAAAATGGACCGTGTTTAGTTGCAGCATTAAATAGATTGAATAGTATATGAGTGTATTAGATGATGCAAGCCTAGTTTTAATCCCTAGCGGATATAAGGCAAGTAAATTATATAGTGTAGTCCCTACAAGCGGAGACGGCGACTTAACCTTCTCACGCAGCACAACGGCTACTAGAGTAAATGCTGATGGAGTAATAGAAACGGTAGCCATCAATGTACCACGTATAGACTTTACAGGTGGAGGTTGTGGTAAGCTATTGCTAGAGCCACAAAGAACTAATCTTTACTTAAATAGTGCTACATTAGTAACCCAAAATATAACTACCGCAGCAGATGTATATACAGTAGAGTTTGAAGGCACAGGTACGATTACGTTTTCAGGTACTTATTCAGGTAGTCTAGTAGGCACGGGAGCAAATGACAGAGTTTCTTTAACTTTTACTGCCACATCAGGCACATTAACAAGCACAGTGAGCGGTAGCTGTACGGATGCACAAGCAGAAGTAGGCTCTTATGCTACATCACACATACCAACGGCAGGCAGCACAGTTACAAGAAATAAAGATGAAATCAATAGTACAAATGTTAACAGTTGGAGTAGTGTTGAAGGAACATTATACTTAAAATTACAAAGTTTTGACAACAATTCCTACAAACAGTTATCTTTATATGGCAGTAGTTCTGATAATTTAACAGTTTCTTACACTGACACACCAAATGAAATTCGAGTAATAATGAAAATAGCAGGAGTTACTGTTATCTTTTTTTCATATGTTATGACGAACCAACTACTAATAAATAAAATAGCAATAACTTATAGTAGCGGAAGAGTTAAATTATATATAAATGGATTTTTAAGAGGTTCTTCAACAGTAAGTTATACAACTAGCGAAGGGCTTTGGACTAAATTTGTTAATAATATAGGTGCTAATTACAATTATTTTTATGGAAATCTTTACGAAATGTCAATAAGTAAGATTTCCTCAACAGACACTCAAATGGTAGAACTCACAACAATATGAAACACCTAAGATACGAATTTAAAACGAGAGCTGCGATGCTCAAAAAATTAGCTAAGCACTATAAAACAGATGAAGATGGTAACAAGTCCTTCAAAGATGGAGCTATAGTAGAGCTTGGCTTCAAATCTTCTTACAACGAAGAGACGGAAGTAAGCACGATTATAACGGGTTATTTAGCAGACATCCTTTGGAATATAGAACCACCAAAATATAAGCAAGAAGTAACACCAAGTACTCCAGACCATACATTCGCAGGAATATGAACATACAAGAATTAAGCTACCACAATTACATACTACCATTTGCAAGTCAGTATAATGGTCACGAGTTAGTTTCAGAAAGTTGGAATCACATAGTTAGCCATACACCGCTATCTATTGAAGAGATAGACTACCACGCATACTATTACAGTCTAAGTCCTTTGGATAAAGGAGAAAGCATATTTCAGATATATAGTAACTTGTATGACATCTTAGCACCTAGCAATGCACAGCACGATACCTATGAGATAGCCTTTCAATTTTACGGTAATAGTTTAATGACGTGTAAAAGAAAGAAACAACCTGCT